AATTCAATGCAAATTGAATTGTCTTGAGTCCTTGAAATTTATTAAGATTTAAATAATAATGGACATTTTGTCCTTTACTATTTTTCTTGATAAACTTAAGGTTGGCATTACACCTACTATAGTAATATAGTAAGTGTAACCCCCTACTACAAGAGTTATACCCTTGGTTCGGTCAATTGTAGAAATCAAATTCCCAGTTAACTACTGGCCACCTATTAAAATTATTTTCTAATTCTAATCGGTGGTTTTGGTCTCACTCTTGATAATTCTCAAGAGCTTGGAACGTAGGCCCTTAAGTTCATAATCGGTTGATCAACAGATCCTTTTATGATCTCTTTCTCCGTAGCTGTCGGTTTAACACCTGACACTATACGGGCCAAACCTAGATTCTGTCTCATAAACAAGACTTTTTCTAGATTTGCGAGACGTTTAAGACCTGTCTGGTAGACTTTTCCAATATTAATCAAGGATTGTATTTTGTTACGATCCTTTGATCAATATTTGGTCACGTCTACTAATGATAAGTTGGAACAACATTCTTCGAGAGTGATTTCATTAAGATTTCACTTCTTGGAAATGTTTTTCAGATTTTCTAAATAGTTGATAAATCCATAAGAAATAGGAAGATATTTCAGGTCGAATATATCTAATTTATAATTATTATTATAAAGAAGATTATCGACTTGAATATTCATATCTATTACTTTATTACCGATCACTCCAGACACACCATAATCAACAATTTCTTGTACAAATTTTTGTACAGAAGCTACTGATGATTGTGTAAATTCTTCAAATACAAAAGGCATAAAATATATGTCTCAGTATCCAAAAGAATAATTCAATGCAAATTGAATTGTCTTGAGTCCTTGAAATTTATTAAGATTTAAATAATAATGGACATTTTGTCCTTTACTATTTTTCTTGATAAACTTAAGGTTTTTGTATAACACAAGAAAAGCTTTAGTTAAACTAAACTTGCTGATGTATAAATTTTCTTTGATCTTAAAATAATCAAATAAAATCATATACACTATGTAAGGATTCTTGATATTTTCAATAATCCCGTTCATAGGCAGTCCAGTAAATTCAAGGCCATTCTTGAACCAACGTTTTGCAAATTCATATGTATCTTTTGACACATGTGTTTTGCTAATCGAAAGTTCCACACCCAACAGTTTCATTACACGTATATATTCTTTTGCGACGTCATCGTGTTTAATCACGATGTCATCACCAAGGATTATATACTGTGTAAAGTTATCTATTTTGCATAGTTTTGCACAATAGTAAACTACGAAATGATGGGTTAAGGTGAACATTGCTCATGATGTATATGCACCCATTGGTTGACCAACTTTATAATAAAGTAGTTCACCCTTTGGAGACATATACCCATGTTTAACCAGTAACCATTCTCATGCAT